ATTGGTGTTGTTTTGCCTTTTGACAGTTTGTTTACAACATATTTGCTCATGGCACTTTTCATCTGCTTGTCGGCAGACTCGGGCAGTGCCCCGCATAGTTTTACAGTAAAGGGATAAGTCTTTTTACTTTCTGTAAGATGTTCTTGAAAAGATTTCATGATAAATTCCTAGTACTATATTTATTTCATATTCTTTAGTTTTTCAATAAGACTATTGCGATCTGTAATAATCACGCCTTGTCCTTGAATAGCAGTGTCTTCTTGCCCTGCTTTTTGATCAATTTGTTGCTTCTTCAGTTGCAGTTCTATCATTTTTAGTTTTTTATCTAGTTTTGCAGATTTAGCATCAATTGCATTTTTCAACATGGTACCAGCAACTTCAAAAATACGACCACTATATCGTGCTTCTACATTCATACCTAAATCCATCAGATCATCATAGGCATCAGTCGCACGTTGTGCCAAATCATCTAATTCTTTGTCGCCAATATCTCCTAGGCCCTTGACTACTGGCAGTGCTGCCGAAATCTTATCAAATTCGCTGATGTCTCGCAACATAGCAGTGGATTCTACTGGTAGATTTTCTTTTTGTGTGTTCTTAACTTCTTTTTTATTTTCTGGGAGATTAAGAATTTCTTCAAGTTTTTTCATACTCTTACTTATCGTTTCCTAGTGCTGTTGGCGAATAAGTCTGTTTCATTTAGCACACGAAACTTTATGCCTTGGCTTTTGCACCATGCCTGTGCAGCCTGCCACTTGGCTTGATTTTTTACATACTGCATTTGATTATTTTTATTACGACCAACTTTTTCTAACAGCGTTTGATTGGCCGGTTTAACTTCTATCAACTCAGTTAACATTCGACCATCCTTGTCAATGTACTGAATGAAAAAATCAGGGACGTACACAGTGTTGCGATTGGTTAATGGATCTCTATAAGGAATTTGTACAGCCTCACTGGCCCATTTTAAGATGTTGTCGTTGTTATCACAAAATCTCATAAATGCCCATTCCCACGAACTGCGATATGTAGGGCTCTTATTGCCGACATATTTGGCTGGTCGTGTTGGAACAAATTTACCTCGAGCAAATCTACTCATGGCCTTATATTTCTTGCTTCAAAATTTTGCTGTGTAAACGGTAGACTGTATCCCAATGCGCTGGTAGCCTGTCTGTTGTTATTCAACACTTCGGCAACTACTCTGCTGAGTTGCACATCTGTTAATCCTTTTAGTGTGTCTATTACAACAAATGGTTTGACATTTTCAAATTTAGCCTGTGTTAAAATACTGATGGCAGTGGATCTTGCAGCATCTATCTCGAATCCGCGTTTTGTAAAAAATCCCACTACTGCATCTATCTCGCTTGCGGCAAAAGATATTTGTGATAAAAAGTAATTGTCAAAGAAAGTTTTTACAGCAGCACTGCTGTCGTTGACCACTGTGGTTGATCCTGGTAAACTACTCATGCTAAATTCCTTGGAGTTGCTTTGGTACTGGCTGTGATATTAGCAGGCTGAGGTATTACAATCTTACTCAATCCGCCGCTGCGTTGTAGTTCAGTGTCTACGCTGGCATTACCGATAGTATTGGTCAATGTGCGATTTATAATACGTTGTCCTTCTGCATCGAGTCCACGTTGTGTAGTGGTCTTGGCATTTTGATAACTATTAACTGTTTTTACTGCATTTGCATAGGCGTCTGGTCCAGGTTGGAAAAACTTTTTGTCGCCAACTTGTTCCAACGGCAAACCTGGACCAACTTTAGTGGGACTAGGAGTTTTATCGTAATGTGTTAATGCAAAACCCAATGGATCACCCTCTGTTACTTTTCCGTTGCCAAAATATAATCCTTCGTATTCTAAAATCATTGTGATCTCTTGGGGTTGGCCTGACCCATAATCTACAGTGTCAAACTGCCACGATTTGATAATAGGATTAACCATGGTGTAACTTACATACTGCTGTTTGGCCATTTGATACAGAACAATATTTTTAAAAAACGGTTTAGTACTGCCGTTGTCTAGTCCATATTTGTAATTATTGGCTATGCCATTTTTCATAGCATTTCTTGCATAACTACCAATGGCAAAAGATGTACCCGGTGTTGCATAGTAATAGGAATAGTAATTTTGCCACAGCCTGTGCATGGTACCGTAGTTGTCATCATGAAATTTCAATGTAACTGGCTGAAACGTTTGTTTTGTCTGTACTTGTTTTATTCTATTGTATTGGTTAACAGTTTCAACATTAATAGTAAATCCAGGCAGTGTTGCGTTTTTTACCAGCAGATTAATTTCGTTGGGATTTTGCAACAGCATTGACGGCAGTGCATAGGCCAATGGATTGATTTGAAGATTGACATGAAATAGGTGTTTGTGTTTAGGTGCCAGTCTAAACGTGTCATCGGAGAATGTTCTTGCCGCATGTTGTGCATCACGAAGCAGGGTCGATGTTGTGTTGGTGAAAAATCCATTTACTTTGTTTGCCATAATATTATTTATGCCGTAAAAAAAGGCCGATAAAATCGACCTTTTCTGTTGCTAGTAATATTACGCAGCAGCGCCACCACCGGTAGCAATAGCACCATTGGTTCTTGCATAAATTCCCTGAACACCAATACCTGAACTGGCTGCACCAGTCTGTACAGCATTGTCAAATTTCAGTGTCATCTGAATTGTCATTGCTTCGTTAGTACCATAGTTCATTTCTTGATAGTTGACGTTTTCAATGTAGCAACCATACAATTCCCATCTTTCAAGAACAATTGCTTCGTTACCGCCATTACCGCCGTCAAGCATTTCAAAACTGGTAGTAAACTTGTAATCTACGCCAGATGCAGCACTTGACATTTCAAAAAAGTCAAACTGTTTCTGAACTTGACTACCAATCTTTTTACTCACTACACCAGTAGAATCATCTCGCAATGTACATGCTACAGATTGCCATGCATGACGTCCTGCAACATAGATTCTTGAGTTATATGTTGGTAGTTCGATTGCTTCAAACTGTATTGTTGGTCGAGCAAAACTGACCACTTGTTTTGTAAGTTCAAAAGCGTCACCACCAGCGCCAGTACCAAAGTTTTCAAAATTCACTCGGAATCTATATTTTAACTTTGGATGCAACATAGTTGCATTGGTATTGGCACCGCCTAATGGTACTGAAAATCTTGAAAGTGTTGATACTGACATATGTTATCTCCGTCGTATTATTTATCTATTTTATAAACCTGATATTTCGCCAGTATTCTTAATACGCAGTGGAATATAGATAAATTCTACTGCCTTGACTGGTTCGATAGCAATGTCTACGTACAATTCGTTGCGATCAATTCTTGCTGGAGTATTGTTACTTTCGTCACAAACAACCAAGAAGTCATATAACGCACGTTGTCCTACCAGTTCCAACATCAAACTTTCGCAGGCATTTTTAATTTCTGCTCTTGTGGCCTTGTCATTTGGTTCAAACAGATATGGCTTAGCCAATAGGTTCAACTGTCTACGTAGATATACAATCAAACGTGCCACGTTGACTCTGTCTAATGCGCTGGCATTTCTAGCACGAGTATACTGACCAAATGCTACTAATCCTGCGCCTGACAAGAATGTCAAAGGATTAACTTTGATGCTGGCCAACGTATCACGTTGACCTTCATTCAATGCCACTGTTTCAAATTCGCCTTCACCAGTGATATATCCCACTGATGTTGCATTGGTAATGCCGCCACGGCGTGTACCTGCTGGTGCAAACCAAGGATATGCCACTTGATCGTTCAAACTGATAGTTCTCAACATCATATGGCTTGGTGGCACAACAATGTTGTTGCCAAAGTTGTCGCTGCTGAAGCCCCATGGATAGTACATTGCTGCATACTCATCGAAACTCACTGCGCCTAGATCGTCGTCTTGGGCTGTGCCGCCATCATTGTTGCCCCATGCTAGTAAACTGGTAGCACTGCTGTTTAAACGTGCTGGAGTGTCAGCCACTACAAACGCAGTCAATCCGCGATCGTAGTTTAGTGTGATCAATTCGCCAATCAATTCTGGATAACCAGG